AACAACATGGGCGGTATAACAGTCAGTGGCGGATTACCAAACGCAAATCTTGGGGTAGCGTTACCAGGAGAGATTAACCCAGCAGCTCTTGGCGCGGCATTTGGCACAGCATTACCTAACTACAAGGGCGGGATGATTGACAAGTCTAGGATGGTTGGTCCTAACCCTATGGGTCCAGATAACGGGTTTGCGTCTATACAGGATGGCGAGTTTGTGATGAACCGAAAGGCTACACAAAAGTATGGCATTGAACTGATGAACGCAATAAACAGCGGCAAGATTTCAAAGGGCAAGCTATCCGGCTTGCTGGAAGCATAAGGAGCACGATTATGAGCAAAGGCGGCGGTCAAACACAAACGAGTACGACTTATGTTGATCCAGACATCAAGAAGGCGTACCTACAGAACTATCAGGACGCGCAAAGCGTGGCGGCATCACTGCCGCAGCAGCAGTTTGCGCCAATGAACGCTATGTACCAAAGCGGTGAGCAGGCGCTGACAAATGCAGCACTCGCCGGCCAGGGACTAAGCTCAGTTGACCTTGCTGCGCAGCAAACTGGTGCGGCAGGAGCGTACCAGCCGACAATGATTCAAGGCGCGCAGGCAAACCTTGGCATGGGACAGGGTCCTGGAACCATTGGCAGCTACATGAATCCGTACAGCCAGTACGTTACGCAAAATGCAATGGCTGATCTGGAGACTGCGCGTCAGAACGCTATACGTCAGACTTCTCAGCAGGCGCAGGCTGCGCGCGCATTTGGAGGTTCACGCCAGGGAGTTGCAGAGGCGCAGACAAACCTTGGTTATGGCACTCAGGCTGGCAAGCTATCCACGCAGCTCAATGAGCAGGCGTTTAATCAGGCAATGCAGGCGCAACAGGCTGATCTTGCACGCCAGCAGCAGGCTGCACTGGCTAACCAAAGCACAGGTCTTGCTGGTGCTCAGTACAGGCTTGGTGCTGCCGGTCAACTAGGAAACCTTGGAGCGCAGCAGCAGCAGTTGCGTCTTGGTGGTGCTCAGGCGGTTATGGGAGCCGGTGGAGCACGCCAGCAGTTGGAGCAGCAGCAGCTCGATGCTATGCGCAACCTGGCCACTCAGCGCCTTGGTATCCAGCAGACGGCTTTGGGTATGAATCCAGCAAACCTTGGACAGACTACAAGCACACCGCTGTACCAAAACCGTGCCGCTGGTGGCTTGGGTGGTGCTCTAGCTGGTTCCCAGTTAGCTAACTTGGTAAGCCCTGGCAATGCAGGCATAGGCGCCGCACTCGGTGGCCTGCTTGGATACTTTGGTTAAAGGGGAAACATCATGGCAGATTTTGATTTAGGTGGCCTGCTATTTGGCAATGCGCCATCCAGCGGCCTAGAGGGTTACCTTGACCCAGAGCAGCTAAAGCGTATGCAGCAGCAGGGCGTCATGCAGGCTGCTATGGCGCTACTGAAGGCATCAGGTCCTAGCACGCAGCGCGTAGGGCTAGGGCAGGCTCTAGGTGGCGCATACGAGGCTGGACAGGCTGGCTATCAGCAGGCGCAGCAGCAGGGTCTTGCCGCCATGATGACTAAGCAGAAGCTAGATGAGGCTAAACGTAATCAGGAATTGCAGCAGACTGTAGGAACATTTTTAAGTCAGCAAGCTCCAGAGGGTGCGTCACCGACAGAGTTTAAGGCGCAGCAATACATGAAGCTAGCTGATATGTACGCTGCAAAGAATCCAGAGCAAGCTAGCAAATTCTTTGACATGGCGCAGAAACTGGCTCCTACAAAGTCTGAGGTTACTGGACAACCTTTCCAAGTGTCTGACTCTGAAGGAAAACCAATACTTGTTCAACAATTCAAAGATGGAACCATTCGCCCGATGCAAGGATTTGGTCCGCAGCGTGAGGTTGTCCTCCAAAATGTTGATGGAGTTATGACGGCCATTGATAAGTCTGCGCTAACTGGTGGTGAGAAGTTTGGTACTGGAATAAGCAAAGTTGAACAGGCACGCATTGACGCTGATAACACTCGATTGGGTTATGAATTGCAGCGACTTGGATTTGACCAGCAACGTATTAATGCAGAACAAAGCCGACTCGGAATGGAAAAGCAGCGACTAGGACTTAGCCAGGCTGAATTTGCTCGCGGTGCTTACGACAGGGTTACTAACGAACAAGGTATTTTCTATGTACCTAAGACTCCTGGTATGCCTGTTATTCCAATTTCCGGTCCTACTGGTGAGCCAATGAAGGGTTCTGCTCCACCAAAACCAACAGAGGCAGAGCAAAACGCAGCAGGATTTGCGCAGCGTATGGAGCGTGCTGGTGAAATTGCTAACTCATTGGCTGGACAGCAGCCAGGTTTAGGTTCATCTGTTGCTGGTTCGATACCGTTTGTTGGCGGAATGGCAAAGCGTTTGGTGCAGCCAGGTCAGACGCAGCAATTTGAGCAGGCCGCAAACGATTGGATTCGCGCTAAGTTGCGTAAGGAATCAGGCGCCGCCATTGGTAAGGATGAGATGGAGTCAGAGTTTAGGACTTACTTCCCTATGGTTGGAGATACTCCAGCAGTCATTTCGCAAAAAGCAGAAGCACGCCGTATAGCTACCGATGCAATGCGTATCAATGCCGGCAACTCTTATCGTCCTTACGCTCCATCTACTCCAGCAGCGGCTGCTCCAGGCGGTGCTCTTACATGGGACCCAGTTAAAAAGCAATGGGTAAATAAGTGAGGTTGATATGCCAACAGTAAACGTATTGGGTTATGGGACAGTGGAATTTCCTGATGGAATGACTCAGGAGGAGATGGCCTACGCACTTAGGCAGCTACCTGAGAAGTATCCTGGTACGCCATCAATAGCAGATCAGTTGTTACGTCAGGCTGGACTAACTGCGCGTGCAGTTGGTCCTGTTGGTGTAGGTGCTCTAGGTGGAGCAGCATTAGCCGGTCCACCTGGCGCTGCCGTTGGTGCTCTTGGCGTTGGACTTGGCCAGATGGTGGGTGACCCGCTGGTTGGACTCTATAACCGAGCAATGGGTACTAACGTGCCTACTCCATCACAGTCGATGGAAAGCCTAATGACCAAGGCTGGTCTGCCGGAGCCAGCAACGCCAACAGAGCGAGTAGTGCAAGACATTACCCGTTCTGCTGCAAGCGCTACCGGCTTTGCGCGCGGTGCTGGTCAGATGGGTGCGACTATGCTTGCAGGGCGCCAGATGGCTGGCCAGCCTGCCGGTATAGCGCCGGACATTTTGAAGTTGCTTGCGCAGTACCCAGCGCAGCAGGTATCTGGCGCCGCGCTAGCCGGTGGCGCTGGCGGGATGCTGCGCGAGGGTGACGTAGGTACTGCTGGACAGATGGCAGGATCAATGGCCGCTGGAATGGTGGCGCCTGGTGGTCCTAAACTGCCACTGACTCAGCGCATTGTTGGAGCACCTAAGACGCTGGTGCAGCCGTTTACTGAGGAAGGACGCCAGGTAATGATCGGCAGCGTGCTCAATAAGCTGGCGACTAACCCGCAGGCTGCGCAGGCACGTCTTGCAGAGGCTGCACCGCTTGTTCCTGGCGTCAGGCCGACTACGGCTGCTACTGCCTTTGATCCAGGTCTTGCAGCGGCAGAAACCAGCATCCGTGGCCTTGATGTGGCTGGATCGCAGTTTGGACAACGTCTAAGCGAGAACCAGCAGGCATTGTTAGATGCCTATCGCCGTCTGTCTGGTGGGCCAGGTTCATTGCCATACGCAGAGGCTAAACGTGCAAGCGTTACTGGACCCATGCGTACCGATGCCTTTGATATGCGTGCTCCGGTTACTGTTGACGCAATTGAGGCGAAGATTCAGAGCACTCTGTCTGATCCTGCCAAGCAGCGTACCCAGGTTATCAGCGCCATGCAGGAGGTGCGTAATTTGATTAAGGCGCGTACTGCACCAGATGGCACTATCGACCCTGTAGCTTTGTACAGCGTGCGCAAGGATATTGGTGACATCATGTCAGGCAAGCTGCAAGGCGAGAAGGCTAACCTACGCCTAGCGCGTGGTGAGTTGGCTGACCTGATGCCTGTCATTGACAACGTGATTGAGTCTGGTGCTCCTGGGTTTAATGCGTACATGAGTAAGTACGCCAAGATGTCCAAGCCAATAGACCAGATGCGTCTGTTGCAGGACATAGAGGCTCGCGTTACTACAGGACAACCTAATGTCGTTACTGGAGAGCCGGTGCTAGCTGCTGGACAGTTGCGCCGACAGTTGGCCACCAGGGCAGAGGAGATTGGAGCAGACCTGTCTGCGCCTGCGCAGCGTCGCCTTGACAACATCATTACCGAGATCAACCGAGGCATGGCGGCTACTGCGCCTGGTGTCAAGGTCCCAGGCTCTGATACCTTTAAGAATATGTCTATGGGTAACCTGATAGGTAAGATATTTAGCGAGTCACTGGCCAGCAATACAACGCTGCGCACCATGACTAGGCCTCTGGATTTCCTGTACAAGCTGCCAGACGAGAAGTTGCAACAGTTGCTGGTGGAGGCTATGCTTGACCCGCAATTGGCTGCCGTGATGATGAGCAAGGCCAACATGATGAAGGTGGAGCCACTGGCTACATCATTACGTCAGAAGGCTATCCAATTGGGTATGGGTACGGCAATTGGCGCCGGTCAATAAGGAGTAACTGAGATGGGTCTGCTTGACGAATTACTGAAGGCGCAAAAGCCAAAGCGTAATCTGATGGGTACGCAGATGGTGAAGGGTTCAGATCAACCATATCTGCGCCAGGATTACCCTACGCTGTATGGCGTTTTGGGTGGTTTGCTTGGCACTGCGCCTGATGAGATGGCAGGCAGCGTCATGGACCCTAATACGGCAGCCGTGCGCCAGGGTGCTGAGTACGGATTCCCTGTTGGTACTGCGCTTGGTGTGCTGCCTATGGCTGCTCCAGCTCAAAGGGGTGCAATGGCATTGGGACGTGCTGGTGAGCGTTTAGCAGAGCGTGCTGTACCGCAAGTGATGGATCGTGGTGGTCTGCTTGCTGAGATGATTGGTGCAATGGGTGAAGGTACTACTTCAAATGTAGTAAGACTACCATCCACAAAGGTTTTGGGATTTGATCCTCAAACATTGGCACAAAGATATCCTACAGTTGCACCTGGTGTACCAGCAGTTGATCCTAAGACAGGTAAAGAGTACATTGCCAAGCAATTATCTGCTGAAGCTGAAGCAGTACAAAAGGCTAGAAAAGCAGCTCAAAAGGATATAGAAAAAGGTAATTATGAGCCATTTTTTGATGTATCAAAACGTGCCTATGTAGATCCTACAAACTACCCATTACAAGGTAGAACATTGACTGATATTGTTCCTGCTAAACAACAGACAATAGAAAAGTATCAAGGCATTTACGATACACAACAAGCAAGAGCAAATTTATCCAGTGCATATGAAAAAGCAGCAAACGATCCGCTGGCTCAAAACTGGTATGCAATGAAGCAGTTGGAAGATCAATATATAAATCAATTTGGCCAGGAAAATGGTCGCAGATTGTTTAAAGAGAGATTTGCTGATGCAATGGCAGCTACTACTGGTGGTGCTGATCCAACATCTAATTTCTTGATGGGTCAATACGGAAATTATTTACGCCAACAAGGAGTTGCTCAACCTACTTCAGCAGTGGATTTTCCATTCCCAATTGGCGGTAGATTTGCTAGTGGAAATATGGCTTTGTATGACAAGATCATAAATCAAGGTCAAGGTCTTACTGTACAAAATCCAAAAAGACATAATTTCTCAGCTAACTTTTTAGGTTACAGAGATCGTCCAACTATTGACGAGCAAATGAGTCAGTTGTTCCAAGGTGGACTACTTGCACCATATCCAAATACTTATGGATTAGCAGAAGGTGTTTTGAATGATGTTGCTGCATCCAAAGGAGTGATGCCAGTAAATCTTCAAGATGTTGCATGGATTGGAGCAAAGGGCGTTACTGGAAAGCCAATGATTCAAAACATTAATGAAGCAATTGAGCGTACTAGTAGGATTACTGGTCTGGATCCAGAGGAAGCGTTGAAGTTAATGGTTCGGTCTGGCATTCCAACATATTGATAACATCAACAAGCCCAATAATGATTTGGCATAATTCAAATGCCTCATCATTTGATGGGTTTGCTTCAATGATTTTGGCCTTTTCTAAGGCCATATCTACAAAGTCTTTATCAGTCATTTGTACTCTCCAAAAAACGCGCTAATCATAGGATCGCGCCTTGGTTTGATGCTCTTGGCCTTCTCACGCGCCTGGCGAAACTCTTTGTCCTCCTGAGTCTCTTTAGCGCGCATCTTGCGCACACGCTCTGCGCCAGTTGCCCGTGGAGGCTTTGGCGCATCGACCCCAATGCCTGCGCGAAACAGGGCGGCAATGCCGTCCGGCTGCCTGCGCCACCCTGACCTGTACACGAGCCCCCGTTTGCGCATACTGGCCAGCAGCTCCTGCGCGCTGCGCTGGGTGCAGTGGACCAGGACGCACAGCTCTGACGTTGACATCTCTTTGCGCTGCAAGATTTCCAGTATGCGCGGCTCCCTTACTGACTTCATACGCCACGGCTCCTGATCTGAAGATGGTCATTGGCTCCAGGTCTAGGCGTATCCATCTTGGGAGGCTGATACACTGGCTGGCGCCAGATTGAGATTGCGGGAGGCTGCGCCTCGCCTGGCAGTTTCTCGCGTGGTGACCACTCACCAACCAGGCCGAGGACTCTGCGCTTAGAGTCATTGCCATTTGCAAAACGTCCGATAGTCATGTGTTTTCCTTTAGTGCGTAATGCATTCATGTAATGTAGATAGCTTCGCCAGTTCATACATCCACACGGCGTGTTGATTATTTACATGGGACGAAAGTGTTTTAAGTTCGCCGTTTTCGTAAAACAGCACAATGCAAGATTCTTCAGGCGCTATGCGCTCTAGCGCATGGGTAAGCATGGCAGTAGCGTTCCAGTCTTTAAGGTGGTGTACTTTCATATGTTCTCCTGTGGTGGTGTGCAAATGTGTATTTTTGTTAGGTCTGCTGTGCGCTTTCCACAGCGTTCGCAGAAGTTCAATTCCCGTCCGGCTAGTGCTGCTTTCTTGCCATCGTATACGCCGTTAAGGTATACAAGATACAAGTCATCCCACTTTTTGTAATACTCTTCTCTGCTATCCATTGTTCTTCTCCTTTAATATGGCTTCAATGTTTCTTGCGTAAACTGCAATACTTTGTGTTGGCAAACCGTTTAAGCGGGGTTGTATTTCCTCGTCCGTCAGCCCTACCCACGGGCGCTGTTGTGGCTTCCTTAGCTTTCGCACATCCCGCACAACATGCCCGTCAATGTCTGTAACTTTGTCCTTCGCCGCAACTTTCTTAGATTTGTAGCCTGTCACAGCATCCCCCAAAATGCTAGTGCAACCATCACCACGCATACCGTCAAAGCCATCCAAGCAATCAGCGCCTTGACGCTGGAAAATACTTCTTCTGCTGGATCAGGGTCTGAGACTCTGGGCTGATAGTTGATATACGCATCGTTAGTTTCTTTAATGCGCTGTTTGCGTACTGGACAATCTCTGCCCTGTTCGCATTTGTATGTGCAGCAAGTCACTTTAACTCTCCTAGTCTTGCGGTCAAGCGCTTGATCCGCGTCTGGTTGAAAGAAATTATGCTCTGCGCGTACTCGGCGCCAGATTCTGCCTCCAGCAACTGTATTGCTGCCTCTGCCAGCTCACGCTGGATCATTTCCCTTGGCGTAAGGTCGCGCCAGTAGTCCTTCAAAAATCTAATAAAGCTCATTGTGTTTTCTCCAAAATTACCCGCGCCCTGCGGTTCTTGATTTCTGACTTCACGATATCTATTGCCTTCTCCATCTGCTCAATGTTGGTTACTTCAATCTGCGCATCATGTATCTCCATGCCCAGGTTGATAGAAACCAATTCCTGCGCCTTTAGCACGAACCGATACTCTCGGTCTATCCCACGCCTGGAGACGGCATAAAGCGCGTCCTGGGCCTCTCTAAGCTCATCCTTGTACTCATCACCAATGCCAAGACGCTGCAAGGCCTCGGCAATGTTCAGCGCCTCGATGATGCAGTCAATATCCTCTCTGTCAGCGATACCTTTTCTCAGCGCATCAATGGCATTGTGGTTCTTGATCTGGACGTTGACAATGCCAGCGTCTGATATCGGCTTGAACCCGTTAATGATCCACGCCACCGGATTCGCTAGCTGCTGCTTTGGCCTGTACGAGCTGCGTTTTCTCACCGTTTGAGCTCCATGATCTCAAGCTCCAACTGCTTGCAGTGCTGGGACAGGTTGTCGTAGTCCTGCTTGTACCTGGCGCTGGTTAGCTTTTCAGCGGCAGCCCACCCGATTAGCGTGCCCTTGGTGGCCGCCATCCGCAGGTGCGCGCGCAGCTCATGCGTAGTCAGAATTCCGATTTGTCCTGGTTGCGGGGACAGCTCATCCACGACGGCGTCGATCTCTTTTTGCATTGACTCGGACATAGTTACGCTCCCATGAAGAAAAGTATGGCCAGGCCGACTCCGATGGCCACTGCCAGGGCAATCTCTGCCCATTTGCGAATGATTGGCTGGATGGTGTAGTGCTCGCGATATCGCATGATTGATCTCCTAAAGATGGGGCCGTCGCCCCGTGGGTTTACTGGTAGGACAAACCTTGAAACTCACACGAATCTGCTAACTCTGGCGCAGCAGACTTACGCACGTTAATGGAAACGCAAGCAAAACCATAACGCTCTGCAAGGTACTCCAAAGCGTCTGGAGTGTTAGCCACTACCGTGATAGTGGTAGCGCTGAAGTCTGCGGGAGAGAAAGTGAAATCGGTCATAAGACCTCCTAGAAAGTGCCTTGCGGCGGGTTGTTAATGGCTGAATCATAATGCTTAATTGACTACTTCGTCAACTATTTATCTAGGTGTTTTCCCTAAGTAGCGCAAAATATTTGTATTTCTAGTCAAAAAACACGCCTAGAATTGCGCCATTCGTCAATTTGGAGGTTACAGGCACAATGATTACGTCAACAGAGCAAGCGATTGAGGCAATACGCCAGAGGGCAAAGGATGCAGGGTTCAAGATGAACGATATCGCGTACGCGGCTGGCGTGGACCCCGCCCAGCTCAGTAGGTGGAGCACCGGCAAGACTGTCCCGCTGTACTCAAACATCATGAAGCTGGAGCAGGCCGTAGACGCGCTGATAGCAGCAAAGGCGCACAAATGACAGTTATCGCTATTGATCCTGGGCTGAGTGGCGCCATTGCCGTGTTTAGGCATACAGATCATGCGCTGCTGGCTGTAATTGATACGCCTACGCATGAACTTGTACGCAATGGAAAGACTAAGCGGCAGATTTCTGGATCAGGTTTAGCCGCCATCTTTAGAGACTACAAGCCAGATCACGTCATAGTGGAAAAAGTCTCAGCAATGCCAGGTCAGGGAGTAACGTCCATGTTCTCATTTGGACGCAGTTTTGGATTGATTGAGGGCATCCTGGCGGCGTTTGAGATACCCGCCACCTACGTTATGCCATCAGTCTGGACAAAGGGCATAGGCCGCGGTGTAGGCAAGGATGCATCACGCGCACGAGCTTGCGAGCTATATCCAAGCCACCAGAAGTCATTTGCACGGGTCAAGGATGACGGGCGCGCGGATGCTGTTCTCATTGGCGCCTGGTACTTGAAAGGTAACAAGTGAGCCTGCACGACCTAAGAACCCTACGCGAGCACGCCGTGTACCTGGCCACGCAACTGGAGAATGAGCGCAACGCATCACGCGCCAAGACTGAATTCCTAAAACGCCTGGTGCATCCAGAGGACCTTGGCCACTGCGTATCGTCAGAGGTACGCAACCTGGCGTATCAATTACTCATCAACGAAAGCCCCGAATGAAACAATTACTACTGCGTCCATCAAGTGCCACAAGGTGGATAGCCTGCCCAGCATCAGCACGTTTGTCGCTGAAAGTACCTTACGAGGAGTCAGGTGAGGCGGCAAAGATAGGCACTGCCATCCACTCGCTGTCTGAGACTTGCTGGCAGCTCGATCAGGACCCTATGGACTTTGTCGGTAAGACGATTGAGGGTATCGTGATGACCAGGGAGAATGCTGAGTTTGCTTTAGCGCATATCCGCACAGTGGCTGCGCTGGAGGCTGAACTAGGCACGATTAAGGTGGAGCAATTTGGAGTCGCATTCTCCAACGACTTGGTGAGGGTTGCCGGTACTGCGGACGTGGTGGCCTTTAACGAGGACAAGTCAATTCTAGAAATTGCAGACTTGAAAACCGGACGAGGCTGGGTGGATGCCGACTCTCCTCAGATGAAGATATACGCTTTGGGTGTGCTTAAGAAGTACCTGAGCGCGTCATTTGAAACTGTCAGGCTCACGATTGTGCAGCCGACTACAGGCGAGAACCGTACTCACGTTATGACAGCAGACGAGCTGCACGATTGGGCCGACAACGTGCTCATGCCTGCGGTGAATGCTGCGGTAAAGGACACAACCGAGCCTACGCCAGAAAAAGCAGCCTGCCAATACTGCCCGGCTAAGATGATCTGCCCAGCGCAGACCAAGGCGCTATCGGCGGTTCCTGTGACTGCTGACATTAAGACTCTGACTCCGGACGAGGTATCCGACCTGCTAGACAAAGCGGAGCTGGTGGAGGACTTCATCACCGCGCTGCGCAAGCAGGCCACCAAGACGCTGGAGGCTGGCGGTGTGCTGCGCGGGTGGCAGATGGCGCCTAAACGCGCTACCAGGGCATGGTCTAAGGAAGCGGACGCCGTTAAGGTATTGCTGGCCGCTGGCGTGCCAGAAACGCAGATATACGAGACATCAATCATTACGCCTGCTGCCGCAGACAAGTTACTCGGCAAGGACAGGAAACAAGTTTTGGATAGCGTGACCACAAAGGTAAGTAGTGGACTCACGTTATCTAAATCCCGTGGGTTGGGCGAGAGCACATCCCTTTAAAAACTCTGAAAGCTAAATGCAAATGCTAAATCTATCTAGCTCCTCCGGTTCTGGTAACTACATCAGGTTCTCCCCACAAGCCAATATGTGGACCAACAACAACAACGAGGAAATCCAACTCAAGAAGGTGGTATTCGACATCGACAACATTCACACCGGCTGGCTCTTGCTGGGTGTCGGTGTGCGCGATTGGGTGCAGGACGACTCTGTCGGAAAGAAGGGTCCGCAGCCGTCACCAGAGCACAAGCGCGGTTTCCAGGTTGTCCTGTACAACAAAGAGATTGGAGCCGCCGAGTGGTCATCCAATGGCGTAGGCCCAAACATGGGGCTGGAGCTCATGTACAAGGCAGCGGCTGCCGAGCGTGAGGCTAACCCTGGCAAGCTGCCAGTGTTTGAGTACCTGCACTCGAAGGCTGAAAAAATCGGCAAGGGTACGACTCGCATACCCAAGTTTCAGCTAACAGGCTGGGTTGCCCGTCCTGCGGGGCTGGATTCTGTGGCCGAGGAACCTGAGTATGTGCCAGAGCCACAACCAGTACGCAAGGCAGCTCCCAAGCCCGTGGAAGTGGTTGAGGACGACGAGATTTTCTAAGCGTTAGACTAACGCGCCGGTGGGTTGATCTCCACCGGCTTTTTTTTCCCCTCGAAAAAGTACAACTATGAAATACCTATCAGTGTGCAGCGGAATAGAAGCTGCAACAGTTGCCTGGCATCCATTAGGGTGGCAGCCGGTGGCGTTTGGTGAGATAGAAAAGTTTCCCTGTCAGGTGCTTGAGCACCATTACCCCGATACCCCGAACTGGGGTGATATGACTAAGTTTAAGGAGTGGCCAGATGCAGATGTCAATGTTTTCGTTGGAGGAACTCCCTGCCAATCATTCAGCGTCGCAGGACTCAGAAAAGGACTGGATGACCCGCGTGGCAACCTCATGCTTACATACCTTGCCATTGCTGCAAGATATCGGCCCAGGTGGCTGGTTTGGGAGAACGTCCCCGGCGTCCTATCCTCTAACGGAGGACTCGACTTTGCCTCCCTCCTTCGAGGGATGGGGGAACTCGGGTATGGGTTCGCGTACCGAATTCTTGACGCTCAGTACTTCGGAGTGGCCCAGCGACGCCGTCGTGTGTTCGTTGTCGGATACCTTGGAAACTGGCGACCTGCCGCAGCGGTTCTTTTTGAGCTCCACAGCATGTCAGGGCATCTTGCGCAGAGCAGAAAAGCGCGGGAAAGTGTTGCCGCCGATGCTAGAGAAGGCGCTGAAGTCGGTAGTCTGATTCCTGCAATGCACTCGGAACTCTGCCCATCACTCAAGGCGCGTGACGCCAAAGGCCCATCAAGTGACGGTGACGTGGACACTCATGCAACGCAAGGTGTTGCGCAACCCACCATAGTGCACGGCACACAAGACCCATGCGTTTCGGACATTGCCTTTGCCCAAGGTAGGAACAACGGCGGTGAAAACGTCATGGTGCAAGCAATGGCAGTACGCCGCCTGACTCCAAAAGAATGCGAGCGCTTGCAAGGCTTTCCTGATAACTACACTGACATCAAGCCCAAGGGTAAGGCGACTCCCGATGGGCCGCGCTACAAGGCGCTGGGTAACTCTATGGCTGTGCCTGTGATGGCGTGGATAGGTAAAAGAATTCAAGAAGTGGACGCGATATGCCAGACACAGAAACAATAGCCAAGGCGCTGGGCAACGCCAAGCAGGTCAACGGGCAGTGGGTAGCCTCTTGCCCAGTACCTGGCCACGGCAGAGGGAACGGGGACAAGAATCCCAGCCTCTCAATCACCGAGTCAGAGGGCAAGGTTCTGTTCCACTGCCACGGCGGGTGCGACCAGCGTGAAGTCTTTGACGCGGTACGAGATCGCAACCTGCTGCCCACCATAGCCAAACGTGAGGAGATTAGCTTTACCCAGCATCAGGCGCCGGTACTGGAGAAAGAGTGGGAGTACAGGTCGGAGGACGGTGATACGCTGTTCACTAAGCGCAGGTACAAGACTAATGACG